GGGTCAATCCTCCATTTGGGTCATTTCTCATGGATGGAAAGAAGAAAGGACCCACTGCTTGGGCCAGGAAATGCATTGAGGAATACAAGCAAGGTAAAAAAGTAGTGATGGTTTATCCAATTGATAAATGGGTCCTAATGCTTCTTGAGCATGCTTCTGAGGTAAGAAATCTTAAAGATGTCAAATGGCATGCAATTGAAGATGGATCTCGAGGCAAAGGACTAGGGAGACATATAGCCTGTTTTGTTTTAGATCCATCCAAAAAATAAGGTAGGTATGCCTTGCAGGAGATATTTGATTACGAATTCTATGCAAGGCACTTCCTAAAAATCCAGACCAAGGTGAGTGGTATCAAGCCCCTACATCTTAGAAAGTATCAGCTCAAATTCATTAAATTCCTGGATAGTATCAAAGGACCTGTAAGGGTTATTGTCGTCAAGCCTAGACAGGCCGGATTCAGTACCATTGTGGCATCAAAGTTTTTCCATATGATGGCCACAGACTCAAATTTTAAAGGCCTAGGGATGGCAGATAAGAGTGATAGGACTCTTTCTATCAGGAAGATATACTCCTTCTTTCTTCAGCAGCTCCCTCCATCTTTGATACCGATGATATCCAAGAATAATACCAAAGAGATTGAATTTGATAATCCTGACTTTAATGCCAGACTAACTAATCCTGGTTTAGCATCTGGGGTTAAGTTTGAGACTGCCCTGGATCCGAATGCAGGTAGATCTGAATCTAGGAAATTTGCTCATCTATCAGAGAATGCTTTTTATCTTTATTATACTGAGATTGATGACGGGGTCCAAAACTCGATACCTCTAGTAGATGGGACATTCATCGCCAAAGAGTCCACAGCTAATGGAAGAGCAGGTACAGGAAGACCTTTTTATCTTCTCTACAATGCTGCAAAAAGGAATGAGAGTATTTATAAGCCATTCTTTGTAGCTTGGTATGAGGTAGATGATTATGCCATCACTCCATCCAAAAGACCTGTACTGACCAAATATGAGAAAGAGATAGCAAAGCAGTATCCTCTGACTATTCAGAATTTGATGTGGCGGAGATTAAAAATTATGGAATACTTGAATGATGAGGAGGAATGCTATTTGACTCCAGAAGAGAGATTTAAGCAAGATTTTCCTTTATCAGATGAGGAGGCCTTTCTCCATACAGGACAGCCAGTATTTCCTCATGAGGTAGTAAATTCACTGATTAGTAGCCTGACTAATTTCCGACCAAATGACATAAAAGAGAGATTAAAATTAAATGACCAAATTCTTAAACAATTCTGGGACCAATTGACAATCTATACACCACAGAGAAAAGGGAAGACATATTTTATTGGGGCAGATGTGGCAGAAGGACTTGCTCAAGGGGATAGCTCCTCCCTTTATGTGATGGATGAGAATTATGTCCAGGTAGCTAAATGGCATGGGAAGATAGATGCCGATCTATTCGGTCACCTGCTTATTGCTCTTGGAGAGATATACAATGATGCTCTGTTAATAGTGGAAAACAATAATATGGGCCATACCACGATAACCACGCTCAAGAATAACTATTACCCTCGGATATATGCTCAAACTATTGAGGACAGGCAAACAAAGAAGAAAGCTATTAGATATGGCTGGATGACTACAGGCCCATCAAAAAACGATATGATTAATGAAGGGATAGCTAGACTTAGAGATGGCAATTCCAAGATACTCGATGTAGCTCTTCCCACTCAGATGAGTACAGTGACCAGAGGAGAGAATGGGATTGTAGAGCTTAATGGGAAGGATAGAGTCGTTGCATATTGTCTAGCTTGCATTGGCCGTAAACACTATAGTCAAGCATTGCAGGCCAGTAGGAGTAATTCCAGAAGACCACAATTTGGCCGTATCCAGACAGGTCAGACTGAGCATGACAAATGGGAAAGGCAAAATAAAAAAAGAAATCAGGACATCTTTGATTAATGGAAAAACTGGTAGATAAATTTACCACTATTATGCAGAATGCTCAGCATGATAAGCACTTCCAAGAGGCATGGAGGACATATGTATTCATGATTGAGGATATTGGATTCTTCTTTTTCTGTGGCGGCTTAATGTTTATTGGTATTGCATTATTTTTCTGTATGAGGATTAAAGGTCTTTTCAAATGAATAAAGAGGTGCTTCAGCAGATTTTCCATCAACATCATGTCAATAAGATATGGAAGGAATTCCTTGCAATAGGAGAAAATATAGGATTCTTCTTCAATTGTGGAGGATTTTGCTTCATAGTTATAGGTGTATATTTTATTATAAAGGGCTCGATAGAAAAGCATAATAACCCTTAGCGAATGGAGGTCGTATGAAACGTATTATCATACTACTATTTATAATTTCTCTGATACAAAATACCTACGCCAAAAATGGCACAATTGACTGGCATATACTTACAGCACTAGGTGAACTTACAGGAGTCAGGACAGAGAGGAAGTTTGGCTATATTGAAAACGTGGACTCAGCTTCAGCAGCAGGAGATTTGATTTATGTGGGAGGAGACTACCCTTTTCCCACAGAGGACTTGGTTACCACTATCGTAAGCTCAGATGCTAATGATACAAATGGAGGTACGGGGGCCAGGATAGTCGAAGTGATGGGACTGGACTTTGGTTATAATGAGATATCTGAGACAAAAAATTTGACAGGAACTACAGTCGCGACAATGACAGGGAGATTCTTTCGAGTTAACAGGGCCAACGTAATGAAGTCTGGCTCTGGAGGAGTCAATGCAGGAAATATTAGCGTGAAAAGTGGTGCTAATACTATAGCCTATCTCCCAGCAGGAGATTCTCAGACTCAGCAATTAGTCTACACTGTACCCAAAGGTAGATATTGGCTTGTAGATACTCTAACGGGTTCACTTCAGAGGAAGACAAGTGGGAGCGTTTTTCTAAAGCTTCAGCAAAGACTAATTGATTCTGATACTTGGAGGACAATGTTTACTTTCGGCCTCAGTGGGGCAGGTACATCTACAGAGAATGGATATATAGGTCACAGTAGATATTTTTCTTTCCCTCCAAAAACAGATGTAAAGATAAGAATTGTAGAAGCAGACTCGAATGATAATACTATAGCTTTTACTATGTCTGGATACTTATTTGATTTAGATAATTTTAAATATTAAGGAGAAAAATATGAAATTTTTATTATTATTCTTGATTCCATTTTCATTAATGGCCAATGGCCGTCCAGTGGTCTTTAAGAAGGGGATGATAGTCAATTGCCCTATTACAATGAAGCCTATCTACAAATTTGTAAAAACTCTCCGAGAAGGAGACTCGGTTAGCTCAGACAGATTGATAGACCTGGAGACAGGGAAGAATCCTATCCCAGAAGAGCCTTTTAAATGTGATTCTGTCATAATTGGCTGGTCAGGAGTCTGTATCTTCTCTAATCAAGGATGGAGGCCTAAGAAATGCCAAAAACTAATTAAGGCAATCTATTCCTACCAGCCGATTATAGACTCTCCCCAATAACCTTTAGGATTCACAATGACAGCAATTGAAGAAATAAAACTGTTCTTTGCATTAGGTGCAATAATACAAGTCTTCTGGATTTCAGTTTTTTATTACTTACTTAGTAAGAGAATAATAAGAGTAAATTATGGGAATGCTAAAGCCATTAGAAGTGATTTTAATGAAATGGTCAAGGTGATGAATAATCTCCACAATAAAACCCTTGAGTACGTACATAAGTCCTTTACAGAGTTTGGGGAGAAGGGAGAAGTCCAGCCTCCATCTACGGTCAGAGTAGATAAGAGTAAAAAGGGATATGTCTATGCTCCTTCAAAAGATATTGACGTTGTCGGGAAAGGCGACTTAGTAGATGAGTGGGAATGATGCAAGAGAAATTCAGTAGAGAGGATAAAGATTTATATTTTGAGAGAAGCCACGCTAAAGCACTTAGAAAAGCATGGAAAAAGAATAGCAAGAAAGTCTTTTTTCGAGACCAGGAGTTTGAGAGCATAAGGGCATTCGCTAAACATCTTAATGTAAGCTACGCAGTAGCAATTCAGGCCACAAAGACAGGTAAAACTAAAGATGGAGAAGATGTCCGAGTTTCCAATAAAGCATAAGAATGGAGAATATCAATTGTCTGAGGAGGTATTTCTGGTCAGATATTTACTAGTGTCAATGTTTTTCTTCTTTTTAATACTGGTGGTGGTTGGAGTCGGTTTTATCTGGATTATCAAAAGAATTGTTTACTGAGTCACAATAGCAATTGCAGTAATCTTCCTGCCCATTGTTTAGGTAGACTTCCAGGGCATCAAGAGAGCTTATCATTAGGAGCATCCAAAAGATTAATATAAATTGGAAGAATATCCACTTCATTTAATGATTATATCATTGATTAGGAAATGTTTTGGAGTAAATCTTGGCCTGCTTCCTTGACTTCAGACCTTTCCTTATCATCCATAGCACTGAATGTCCGACTTCCCTCATGTACCATTGATTCAGCAGTCTCTTTAATATGCTTGTCATCTTTATGGATATTTTTGAGGTACTCAGCTTCTCTATCAGAGAATTTATCCTCTTTATCTAAAAGGTCATAAATCTTCTTCAGTCTCTCATCATTAAAGTATTGAGTCCTGGAGAATCCCTCTTCCTCGGGTAAGTCTTCATACCCTACCTCTTGCAGGCCCATTAATTTTAAATGAGCTTTGTACTCAGAATAAGTAGCGCAGTGCTTTCTAATATTCCTTTGGAAGCCAGGGATAAACCCGTCCTTTACAGTCATGCTTGACTTAACCACTATCATTTTAGGGAATCCGCAATTAAAGCAAGCTATTCCAGGGACGGGGCCATATTGAAGTTTATCAAACTCTTCTTTGGGCCAGTATCTTAAAAATTCTTGTTTGCATCTCGGGTTACGGCACTTCAAACGGTATGATTTTGACATGAATGAAGTCTAATATTGTACTTCATTTTATTAAGAGATTTTCCGCTACCGGAAAAAGCAAGAGTGTTTACCTCCATTGCCTTTAGACTATTGCCATGGCAGAAAACAACTCCGCATCAAAAGCTATCGTCAAAAAGGATGAGAAAGATCCTAAAAAACTCACAGATGAGGTATTTAAACCCCTCAAGAGGTATAGGAAGCAATTCGAACCTGGCTGGACTAGGGAAGAATCAGCTTACTATGGAGACATCTGGAGAAATAGGAATCAATTCCGTCCATACGAAAATACTATATTTGAAATTATAGAGGGAGCAGTACCCATCCTGACCGATTCAATGGCAGGAGTCATAGCTCAGACTGAAGACCCAGAGCATGAAGAGACAGCATCCACTCTTACCAAGTCATTTGAGTGGACTCTTAAAGACCAAAATTTTCACATTCTAAAGCCAATACTTATCAGGAATAGCCTCATAGGAGGACCTGGATACCTTTATGTATATTGGGACAGGAATGGAGACAATGGTAATGGCCGTCAAATGTTTGAGGTTATTCATTGGAGAAATGTATGGCTTGAGGGTAGGTCTTGCTTAATAGATGATTGCTACAAGGCAGTATTTGAAGTTAAAAGAGATAAGCAATGGCTCAAAAGGGAATTTCCTAAAAGTGCCAAAGAGATTGATAAAGTAAAGGCCAAGGATACTGGCACGGCCATTGAGAAAGACCGTGAAGGCCTAGAAAGCTTTGATGTAACTGGAAAGTCCAAAAGAAGAGCACCTATCCCATATATGGATGACGACTTATTGGTGATGAGAATTACTTATAAGAAAGACTATACCCTAATCCCTATCCCTGAAGAGAAAACCATAGAGGAAGTCCAGGAGGAGCATGAAGGGATTAATGGAGATGAGGGGTTAGATGTATCCAAGTACCAGGACCATGAGTCTCATATGGAGGCCCATTTATTTTTACTCACTCAGTTATATGATGCTTTAGGACTCACAATAGAGGATGGACAGGATGCTGCGCAAGAAGTGGCTGTCCAGGCCATGCAAGAGTCTCCTGAGTCTGGAGCTGATCAGATACTCTTGCAAATTAAAATTCTAGAAGACCATATGGAGGCCCATCAAGCACTCCATAGAGAAAATCCTGAAGGAGGGATGCCTAAGTATAAGGACAATTGGAGAGTGATAAAAACTCTTGGTAAATTGACCGTGTATGATGACTCTCCAGAAGAAGACCATGGAGAAGTACCTTTAGTCATTTGGTATGCATATAAGGACATGAATATCTATGGAATCAATGAGACTCGTAATATGTATGATTCTCAGTCTATGCAAGCTGTCATGGGATATAAAGTCTACAAAGGACTCCAAAAGGTAGCTAATCCAGTCAAGCTTGTAGATATCGAAACAGGCCTTAAGAAAGAAGACATCGTAAATGAGGATGGAGCTACTTACTTTATTCCTCAAGGCTCTACCATGAAGAATATGGAGCCAGGGATAATCTCTGAGCAAGTCGTAAACTTCTCTCAAGGTAGAGTAGATAAAATGAAGGACATTGCAGGCACTCGAGCGGCCTCCGATGGAAAAATTCCTCATCCTAATTCTTCAGCACTCTTAGTCGATAAATTAGAGCAGCAAGCATTAGGTAGAGTGCGTCTTAAAGATAGAAATGACCAATACTACTCAATGGATAGGCTTGCCAAGATAGTCATATCCAATAATATCTCTTTCTGGACTACTGAGAAGACTCTCAGGCTCGCATCTGGAGATGACGGTAAGTTAGAGGCCATTATCTTTAATCCTGCTGAAATAGAGGATCTTAAATGGGAGATTACAATTGCTCCTGGATCCATGGCAGGAGTAGATAAGCAAGCATTTAATGCGTACATGCTCAAATTAGTTGAGCTTGGAGCGATTACAGTCAGACAAATGCTCACAGTCATTGACCTACCTAAAAAGCAAAAACTTATGGCATCAATGGATGAGAATGATGAGACAAAAGCTGTCCTGGAAGAGTTAAAGGGTCAGTTAGAGCAATGCCAAATCGAGAATCTAAAAATTAAAGCCAATGTTAATCCAGAGCTACTCTCTAATGAAGAGAGGAAGATTTTGGAAGATATCATAAGACAAGAGCAGGTAGAGCAATTAAGCCAGACTGCTAACCAAATATAGGAGAAATAAATGTTTATAAGATCGTATCCCCAGTTTTTATTAGATGAGGCTTCAGACGGTACAGATGGAGGTGCTGGAGGACTAGGAGGGGATGGAGGAGATGCTGGAGCAGGAGAAAGAGGGGCCACAGATTTCGAGGCCATCATGGATAAATATCCAGCAGATGATTCCCCTGCAGATAATGATAGTAAGGATGATAATGTCTCCAATATTGCTGACAAGCAAAACAAAGACGATAAGGATGGAGATACTCCTCCTACTCTAGAAGAAGAATTGGAAAATTTTGAGGTAAAAGATACTGGAAATCTTTTGGAGGCAGTAAAAGAATTAGGCCTCCAGGATAAGGAAGGGAATGCTTTAGAATTTAAAAATGCAGATGAGATTAAGGAATTAATTAATAAAGGACTTGAAGGAAATCAAGGTACTCAGGATCTAGATTCTCAACGTCAAGCTATGGAAAAGGAATTCTCTGATAAAGAGACAAAATTCCAAGCTGATATGGAGACATTTGAGAAGCAAAAAGGAGAGATTGGTGAGACCTTACAAGAATATCAGGTATTTTCCAGAGTCCTAAATCAACTCCAAAAGTCAGACCCCGAGGTCTACAATGACTTGGCAGAGGCATTTTCAAGAGAGACAGATGCTCTTGTAGAGAGCCAAAACAATCCTCTAGTGACCAATCTAACCACTCAAGTCAATAATCTAACAGAGATTATAAAGGACCTAAAGAGTGGTAATGAGCAGACTGAGAATACTGAGATTGTAAAGGAGTGGGATAATGGACTTGCTGAAATCCAGAAGGCCTATGGAGGTAAACTCTCAAGCCTTAAGGTCGTCCCTAATTATGAGGACGTAAAAAAGATGTGGGCATCAAATGCTGACAAATCTATGACTCCTAAGCAGGCATTCTTTGCTGTCCATGGAGAGCAGATTAAGAAGGCACTTGAGTCCAAAAACAAAACGGACAAAACGAAAAAGGAAAGTGATGCCAGATTAGGGAAGCATCATAAAATTAACCGTGATTTAAAACCTGAGGCCAATCAAAGCCGAGAGACTTATCTCATGGACAAGTATGGCGGTATGTAATCGCTATTTAAAGGGAGGTTAACTTGAAAACTTTAAAATATTTATTTATGAGTCTAATGAATTTCATTCTTGTCTTTTTGAAAGATGAGACAGGAGCATTCTCCTTTAGCCAGGTAACGGCCATTACCCATGACCTCATCAAAGATGAGATGACAGAAGGGGTATTCCTCTCCAGTGAATTTCTCAGGAAGCTGAGGGATATGCAGGAGTTAGAAGAAGGTGGGAATCAGGTACTCTTACCTCTAATGACCAAAGATGATACTGGGACAACTGGAGGCCATTATAAGAGGTCCGATGCTCTGTCATTGCAAGAGTACGATGGAATCAGTGCGTCCCTCCATCAATGGGTTTACCTATACGAGTCAGTGGTTATCTACAAGCCAGATATTGCCAAAAACTCTGGAAGGCTTGGAGTGCTTAAGCTAATTGATAAAAAGATTAGACAAGCAGAGTTGGCCATGGCCCAAAGATTAACCAAGGCTTTATTCACAGGTACAGCCGCAAATGACCAAACTGTAGGTCTAGATTCAGTAATCGCTTCTAGTGGTTCATATGGGTCTATCGCTTCTACTGACTTATCCACTTGGGTCTCTAATGTGGATGATAACGGTGGGACAAATAGGGCCCTAACTCAGGCCATAGTGGATGCTTCCTATGACAATGCTTTCGAGCCTGGAGTAGGTGGTCCTGATATAGGAGTAATGACCAAAGGTGTATTCTCTAAGTTTAGAGGTCTTCTAACAGGAGTCCAAAGGACTACCAGAGATTCCACTCTGAATGGCCTAGGTCATAAAGGGCAAAATTTAATCTATAACGGGATTGATTACTTAGTAGATAATGCAGGAATGCCTGCTAATACTCTTTTCCATTTAGATTCAAAGCACTTTAAGCTTCATGTCCATAGAGACCACAATATGAGAAGACAGAGTATCTCTGACCTTGAGACAGCAGATGCTCTATTGGAAAGAATTTTCCTTTATTATGTCTCAGCAGCAAGTGAGAGAAAATTTCATTCTAGAGTGAATGATATCACTTCAGCTTAATAAGTAACGGGATGGCTTCGGTCATCCCGAATTTTTTGGATTTTAATTGGATTTTAAAAGTTTAATATTTCGAACCTAATAAGGAGAAGGAAAATGAAAAAATTAATTTTACTCTTATTTACTATATTCGGGCTCGGGTCTGCCCTGGCATACGACTCTCCAAACGTTGAAGAAAAATCTAGCTTTCTAGAGAAGGCCATAGAATTTGTCTTGCCAAGTGCTAAAGCAGATGTGGGCCTAGTAGGCAGGTCTACATCTCTAGATAATCTTGGTGCTCTCCAGCCTGGATCTAGAGAAGTCTTCTACATTCATGTCAAGAATAACTCAGGGACTACTTATGCAGCAGGCTCAGGGATGATTCTGGACTATACTGCAGACGATGGGTACTCAGTCACGGGAACCACTTCAGTCACAGCTAGACCTCATTGTATGCTTCAGGAAAGTTGTGCGAATGGAAAGCTTTGTAAATGTCAGACATACGGCTATACAAGTCTCTTGCTCTTTGATGGAGATGGAAATGATGTAGCTGCAGCAGGAGACCCTATTTTTGCTTCAACAAAGACAGCAGGCTATTTTATGGCCCTAGGAGTAGGTGATGGAAGTGCATCTGCTGAAAGTTGGGGAGTCTTTTATGATGCTTCCACGGCCTCAGGAGCAGTTGAGGCCTTTCTAGATTTAAGATAATGAATATGAAGCTGCTTTTTCATATCTATTGGGGAGTGGGAGTTTTTCTCACTCCTCTATTTATTAAGGTCACTGACCAGCCAGTCTCTCCAAGGTTTTCAAGAGACCAGCTCTTTTGCGCTCTTATAGCTCTGTCTGTAATCCTTTTTGGATTCTTCAAACCTTTGACTCAGACAAATAAACATTTCTTAATATACACTTTGATAATACTGCCTCTGGCCTTTCTAAATAGGGCATACTTCAATTCAATTGAATACTGCCATCAATTAATCTGCTTCTTAGCAGGGCTAGTCTTAATCGCACAATTACTCTGCAATTTGGATTTTAAATACAAAAATATAATCAAGAATGCTCTGATTGCCACATGCCTGACTCAGTCTATCGTGGTTATTGTGGGGCATTTTTTCCATATAGACATATATAGAGAGCTGATTCTGGGCTCAAGTAAGACATTCTATTTTAAAGGATCTTATGCGACTGCTTTTGGGACTGAAGGAAATCCGAATTCTACTGGAGGCCTTTTGGCCATGACTGTCCCATTCCTTTTAAAAACTCCATATCTATTACCTATCGGATTGATTGCTACAGGTTTGACTTCTACTATGCCTGTACTCTCCCTTTTAGCAGGGACTATTGCAGCTATCTGGATAACAGTATTCAAATGCAAGTTTAAGATTCCTGCTTTTATTCTAGGCTCAGGTGCATTCTTAGCAATTTGTTATTATTCCTATAAAGGAGTCCCTTACCTTAATGACTCTGGAAGGTTTAATTCCTGGAAGAATACCCTAACATTTTTCAAAAATAATGATTATGCATTCAAGTCTGAAGGCTATTGGATACTCTCAGATATTTATAATTATCTTTACCCTTACTACTACAAGATAAAATACTACGTTTTTGGAAGAGGACTTGGATTCTTCTCAGACTTTTATTACAGAGTTTTTGGAGGAGAGGCCAAAATGAGGCAAGTTCATAATGAATTTCTTGAGTATAGTCTTGCTTTTGGATTAATCGGAGTCATCGCAGCTCTGTGGTTTTTTTGGTCACAGAGAAAGAAGATAATAGAAGGAGACAGGTTATTCCTTTATTCATTCCTAGTGTCTTTGGCCAATTCTTTTGGAAATTTTCCTTACCATATTGCAAGTACGTCCTTGGTCGGAATCATGTCATTAAGCATGATCCTAAAAGGGAAGGAAGGAGAGACCTGTGGCGCATAAATGGACTCAAAAGGCCCTAATTGACGATTGCTTGGCAGAGTTGTGGTCTACATCCTCAGACGCTACTTTCTTGGCCAAAACAATAGGATTTATAGATAGGATCCAAGATGATTTAATCCAGGAGATTCCTATCCCTCATTATCAATTAACTTTAAAAAAACTACTTCCTACTGAGCAGCAAATTATAAATCTTTCTCCAGATAAACCTGCAGCTCCTACTGTGGCACTTGCTTCAGGAGGGACTCTCACTGATACGACTACGTATAAAGTCCTAGTGACTTTTGTAATTTTTGATGAGGATGGAAAAAGATATATTGAATCTGAGGCAGGGACAGAAAGCTCCGAGCTGCTGGCCACATCTGCAAATAGGACTATCAGTGTGTCAGGTATTCCTTTGTATCCAGGAAATACTGGAGTAGCTCCAAAAACAATCTACAGGAGAGTTTATATAGCTAAAAAAGAAAGTGGTGAGTCTTCCTTTGGAGAGTTTTTATTCGATCAAGAAATAGCAGATAATCTTACGAGTACTGCTATAATATCCTCTGAGGCTACATCCACAATAACTCCTCCAAGCGATACTGAAGTAGATGAGGTATCTAATGAACAGATGCTATGGTCTACTGGATCTGGATATTTGAGGAGGGTAGACAAGGACAGACTCAGGAGATTTTCTCCTGATACATCTCAATCAAGCGAGACTCCATTTGATTTCGATTTTGAAGGCATTGATTCTATCTATCTTTATCCTACTCTTGCTGCAAGCGCCACAAATGCTCAAAGGACTCTGATATACACAGTCCAGAGAAGACCTCATGAAGTTTTTTATGAGTCGAGCAGACTTATGGATATGCCTATCTCATGGAAGACAGCACTAATAGCTGGAGTAAAATGGCTTGGATATGACCATAGAGATAGAGAGGGTTATAAATCCAGAGAGCTTATTTATCAAGATTATAAGGAAAGACTTAAGAGAAAACATAGAAGGACAAGAGGTCGACCTTCCTCAGTCGTAGATATGGAAGGTGACGTTGACGGTTTTGAGGTACACTAATGCCTTTACTAAAGAGAGGATTAAATTCCTGGAGATTTTCGGACTTGCCTGTCTCGTACAAGGTAAATCCCAAAAACCGCTCTACAGACGCTAGGAATGTCCTTTCTAATCAAGGAGTCCTAGAGACTCGACCTGGATATACAAGATTTAATGATACGACTATAGAAGAGGGAAGGGATGTTACATCACTCTCTGCATTTAAGGACTTGTCAGACAATCTTTTGACAATTGCCAAAGTAAACACTTCTCTCTACAAAGTCCCGACATCGGGGGCATCTACTGCCATAAAGACAGGGTTAACTGTCAGCAAAAAACATAGGGCCGTCACGTTTAGGGACAGGCATCTCATCGTAGTTGAGGGAGATGGCGTCTTTCAATGGGATGGGACTACGTTTGGAGCATTAGGACAAGCTGGAGGCTCAGCTCCCACAGTAGGATCTTCAGGCGCAGGGAATACTCTCACAGCAGCAGACTATAAAGTAGCCTACACCTTCCACTCTACTACTACAGGATTCGAATCTAATTTGTCGACTGCGAGCGCTTTGGTCACTGTGGCATCTGGAGAGCAGATAGATATATCTGGAATGGATACCTCAGTAGGAAATTTTACAATAGATAAAAAAAGGATATACCTCAAAGATATTACCAATAATTCTGCTTGGATATTTTGGGATGAGATAGACTTGGGGGATGCCGCAGATACTATAGACGATGACCCTCTAAGCACTGATACCGCTCCGACCACTAACGGGACTCCTCCAGCAGATGCCAAATTTATAGTTACATTTGGGAAGTCTATTGCTTTGGCAGGAGTGAGCGCAAATCCTTCAGATGTTTTTATTAGCGAGCCATATATCCCAGATGCCTTTGACAACTCCAGGACATCAAAAACCATTAAGGCCAGTGGGAAAGGGCCTGTGACTGGGTTAGGAGTAGGCTTTTACGATAATGACAATCTGAGGCCATTCCTCTGTATTTTTAAAAGGAATTCTGTAGAAGTTTATTCTGAGATTGGAGGAATAAAGGACTTGGGACCTGCATCTACCAGCATAGGTTGTATTGGCCATGACACGATTGTAGAGGAAGCAGGTATTGTAAAATTTATGAGCACTACTGGCTGGTATGAGATAGCTAATGGGCAGCTAAGAAAAAGGAAAGTTAAAGGGAGAGTCGTCCCTGCTGAGATAGCCGATGGAGATTTAATTGATATATTTACTAGGCCGGGATATGTCTACGAACTTAATAAGACAAATTATTCGAATTTCTTCAGTGTCTTCTTTCCAGGATTTAAAGGCAATTACATGACATTTATCTCTGAGGGAGTAAGTACTACCCTGAGTAAGTGCTATAATTATGAGTTTGATGTAGGGGGGTTTAGGCCTCTGGAATTTGCTCTTAACTTTTTTGATGCCGTCCATGCCGAGTTATCTACTGGAGAGGATGCTGTCCTTTTAGCAGGTGCTAACGGATTTATCTATAAGTACTCTATGGCAGAGGATAAGCATGATGTAGATATAGACAATGACTCAGTAGATATAGATGCCTTTTTTGATATGTTTTGGTTTACGGGGCAAGACTTTGAGTCATCTTATAATTTTGGCTCCCATATAGTTAGGGCCGTAGAGGGAGATGACGACATCACAGTCAACGCCCACTTAGACTATGCCCAGAATACTTCTACTTCCTCCTCATTTAGCAGGACAGCCGATGGTTTTCAGCTTGGCGTGTCAAAGCTTGACGAGGGAGTCCTTACAGATGGTCGAAGGGTAACTAGGAATATTTCAGAAATATTGAGGACAGGACAATCTTTACTTTTAAAGTACAGTCAAAGCGCCACAGATGCTAATATGAGTTTAATAGAGGGGCAAGTCCATGTCTCAAAAAATGGATGTCCTAATTAGGAGAAATGTATGAGTCAACTAAAAACAAATATAATGCAGGGAATGGGCATACTCATCATGGGATTGCTTGCTCTTATATATAATAAGCCTGCCTACCCTGCTGCTTGCAGCACAATATCGAGAAATAACAATTCTGCTAACAGTATCCTTACCTCATCAAAATATAATACAGACGTGAATACAGTCTATACTGAAGTCAATAAGATTTATAATGGTAGCTGCACTCTCCCAACTGACTCCCTTCCTGTTATTACCAAGTCAGAATTGTCTGCGACAGATTTTCAAGCATTATTCTACTCAGTCAAAGATGGATGTGAGGTCACATATGATTCTCCTTCTCAGGTGAATGTAGCTCCGTGTAGGTTAGCAGTTAATGGAGATTGGGTTAATAAGACTGCAAGTAGCACAATTGGCTTTGGGGATGGAGGCAATAACCAAGTATCAGGAGAGATAGTCTCTCAGGTCTACTATGTCTATGCAAAGGATGGATCCTCAGGGACAGGGCTTCACTTTGTAGTAGATGTCACAGCTCCATCGGTATCATTTGGAGAGTTAGCAACGAACGCTACTGGGTCGTTCCATAAAGCACTAGGAAGCTTCTACAATGATAACAATTCAAATATCGCATCTAACTCTGTCCAGTCATGGGTTAATCATAAGTTTAACCCTGAAAGGAGTGCTGGTTTTTTTGGGAGTGTGAAATGGGAATCTACGACTAACTGTAGATGGGTAGGGACATCAACATCATACACTGATTATCCAGCAGACAGTGATTGTGATGATACAAAAAGGACAGTTAAAGGGATATACAATACAAGCGGCTATCAAGTAGGCCATGTTGACGGTAGACAGCCTCAAATTCTTTTCTCATTTATGCCAAAGGGACATTATAGGATAGTTGGGAGGGGTCGGTTTTTGACAAATGCTCAGGCCACATGCAAATGGAGATTTTCAGATGGAACAAACAGCACTGTCACTCTAACTGCAGGAAAAGGTGGTGCAGCAGAAGATATAAACTTTGTCTATTTGGATGGATCTATAGATTATTTAGCAGATCAAACCAATGTTACATTAATAGTTCAGCACGATAAAGTAGCAGGGACAGCATGTGACATATATTTGGCAGGGGACGCATCCGAACTTGAGATAGCAGTTTATTACTCTCCGTTTGCTTATTAGGAGTATTTATGAAAGTTTTACTAATTTTAATCTTCCCTACCCTTTTGCTGGCCATGCCTAAAGAGGAGTATCGTAGGAGAGTAGATAATATTTTCGAGATTCATAAAATCATTATAGATAAAGACTTGAATGTCCCCGATGTCCAAAAATACAAAGACCGCATTGTAAATACCAAAGACTTGGCAACTCTCCAAATGCTTGAGGCAGAGGAACTAAAACTTCGTAATGAAGATAAAAATAAAAATCATATGGCAATCTGGAAGAAGAAGAGGAAAGCAAAAACTTTTTTAAAAAATCTTGATGTAGATGAGCTTTCAGACCCAGTAAAAAAGAAATTATTTTTTAAAGCTTTAATAAATCTTCTCAAGGAGTAGGACATGGGACTATTTAGAGGTTCTCCAGCAGATGTGCTTTTTGGTAAAAAACAGGCCCCGACAGGTACTCGGACCATCCCTTTCTCCAAACAAGAGCTATTTGAAATATCGGCTCGGCAAGGAGCTTTGGCAGGTTTAGATAAATCCCTAAGACCAGACATAGAAGGTAAAAGTCTTGAGCCAGATGTTGAGGCATTTAGAGGCGCTCTCTTTGGCCAAGTAAAAGGAAGAGAGAGAGAAGAGACTAGAGCAGCTAGAGGCTTATTTGGAGATCAAAGTAGACGACTCCGAGATATAATCGCTCAAAGAGGGCTAGGGACATCTGCAGTCGGGATAAGTCAGCAATTGGGCATAGACAAAGACTTAAGCGAAAATTTGGCCAATATTAGGGCCAGATCAAGAAGCCAGCTATTCCAGCTCCCACTTGCTCTAATAAGAGAAAGAGAAAGGTTAACTGCTGGGAGAAGAAAGAGACTGGCCGATTTTGCTCAATTAACTAAAGTTAGAAGACCACAGCAAGTAGCAACTCAAAGACCTAGTAGAGAAGGAGGACTATTTGATATAGCGATACCTTCAGCTAGGACAGTAGCTTTATTTGCTGGAAGTGGTGGCGCAAAAGCCGCTACAGGTGGGGCAGGAGGTTAGTATGCCAAGTACAGTCGATAGAATAGTAGCAGGACTCAATGCTTTCAATAGAGATATTGAGAGGCTCCAAAGAGAGAGGAAAGAGGAGCGTAGGCTTGGTTTAGCTGAGACTGAAGCAAAAGAAAAGAAAACTGCAAGACAAAGAGCACTCGAGGTCTCTTTGGCCAAAGAGGGAGCTACTCCTGAGGAGATATCTCAATTTACTGGAGCTGAAATACCAGGGACAGTTAGTCCTTTGCTTGGAGGTATATCAAAAAGAAAACAGGAAGAGACTGCTGGGAAAAAATTATTACAAGCCGCTCAATTAGCAAAGGCCAAGAGAAAAGACTCTCCTGCTAAAGCAGGTAAGTTAGGCCTTACTCCAGGTCAAGAAGCATTAGATAAAGCATTTGCTAAAGATTTGGCAGAATTTGAGGCAGGAGGAGGGAGTGCAGATGTGGCCAAAGGTCTTTCTCAGCTCCAAGAAGCAAAAACTGCCTTAGAGACTACTCCTGGATTGACTGGAGTAGATCAAGGATTTGTCCAGTCGATTCCATTTGTAGGACCTGGAATTAGGAAAGCCTTTAGCCCTGAGTCAGTTAATGTCCAGCAATCAATTGAAGAAGTCGTACAGAGAAATTTAAGACTCGTACTAGGCGCTCAGTTTACTGAGAAGGAAGGAGAGAGATTAATTGCAAGAGCATTTGATGAGACTCTCCCTCAAGATATTAATGCTAGAAGGGTAGAGAGATTGATGACCCAGATACAAAATGCTGCTGAAGCCAAGCAAGCAGCAGCAGATTACTTTAGAGACAATGGGACATTAAGAGGATTCCAAGGAAAGATTTTTGGGATTAAAGACTTCCAAGATGCAGTAGCAGATGAGGGGCCGGGATTTGATACTACCCAATTCCAGGCAAAAATTCCTGGAGTAGATATTCAAAACATCCAAGCAGCTCCTCCATTACAAGACCAAATTATTCCATCTGCTCAAGCAGGAGGACAGCAAATACCATTAGCTCCAGGAGTAAACATTACTGACCCTGTACGTACACAGCAACGTAGACAAAGGATACTGGAGCTTCAAAGGAAAGCAGGAGGGATATAGGATGCCGCTAAATGAAGCAGAGCAAATCGAACTCCAGCAATTGCAAGAAGAAGAGGCCCAGGCCATACAGGCTCAAGGGCAAGAGGCGCAATCAGGACTTACTCCCGAGGAAGACTTTGAACTTCAGTCTTTACTTCAAGAGGAGCAGCAAGCTCAAACACAATTATCTCAAGCACAACCCGAACCTGCGCAAGAGGACCCATTAGCTCAATTTTCTGGGAATCCAGAGGCAGAGTTAGGTCCTCTTAATAGGCTTCAATTCTCTATCGAGCCTTTGGAGTCAAATAGGAGAGCATTTCTCATTAAAAAATTTGGAGTAGAGAATGTCCTTAGAGATGAGTCAGGGAATCTTTTTCTTCAGCAGTCAGGACAAATTAGACCACTAAATCAAGCAGGCTTCTCTCAGGCAGATATGGCCGAATTTTTGGGAGCAATTCCAGAGATAGTCGGAGCAGGGATAGGGATGGCAGCAGGCACTCCTGGAGGGATTCCCACTATGTTGGCTGGAGGAGCGGCTGGAGGAGTAGCTGGAGCAGCAGCAAGACAAGTCGTGAGCGGTCTTTTGACTGAAGTCCCTCAAGTGGATTTGCTGGATCCGTCTTCTGGAGAAAGAGCAGGAAATCTCTTATTGAGTGCTGGGCTCGGAGCATTTGGAGGGGCCATAGGAGCTGCTTCTAAGCAATTAGTCCAGGGAGTAGGTAAATTTATTGGCCCAAAGATAACCAAGAGAGCTGCTGAGCTGACCACTCAAGCCGATGAGTTTGGTATCAAGCCTACTATTGGCCAGAAGTTTGGAGGCATAATAGAGAGACAAGAGAAGATATTAGAGAAGATACCTTTCTTTGGACGCAAAGTGAGAAAAGAAATCTCTGAGCAGAGCAAGAAAATATATGAGACTCTCAAGCAAGAGATTGGAGATTTTACAGGCATTGATAGAGTAGGGCCTGAAGTAGGGGCCGGGCTTAAGAAAGTAGTCACGTCAAAGATAGAGTCTATTAAAATGGGAGCCAGAGAGTTATTTGAGGACTTTGCTGAAAGAGGGAAGGATACCATCCTCAAAACTAACCAAGTCAAAAACAGCTTCCTCAATCGAATCGAGAAGTTTGGAGTTTATGATACTAAGGGACAGCCAGTCCCATTTAGTCCTAAGACAGCAGGACTTGAGCAATCTGAGTATAACGCAATCAGAAAAGTCTTAGACCCTATAATGGAGGATTTGAAAGAGACTCAGGTTAATGCCGTGGGACTCAATAATATTAGGAAAAGTTTAGATAAGGCCATCACTGTATTTCAGACAGAGGGAAGGGTAGCAGGAGTCAGTGACGTTGCGATGCTTAAGATAAGATCCTCCTTTATGGATTCAGTCGAGAATGCCCTGGAGAAAAGAGGAGATGAGCTACTCCTCCAATTTAAGACGGCCAGGCAGATGTGGGCAGAGGCCATGAAGAATACCAAGTTAGCAGATGACTTAGGAGTCAATCTTGTCAATACGAAGAAAGTTTTGGCAGATGAGAAGGTATTGAGGAGAGTTATATTAGACTCAAAAAATTACGAGAAAGTCGTAGAATTGGTAGGAAAAGAGGATGCTGCTCAATTGGCAATAAAGGCCTTAGAGGACACGGCCAGAGTGACTGCTGGAGCAGGAGACCAATTCTCAGCAGCTAAGATTCTCACATTCCTAAATAAAAATAATGAAGTTTATAAAAGGGCCTTTGGAAAAGAAAAGGTCAATAAGCTGGCAGGTCTCCTGGATTTCGCTAAGCAGAATCATGTCCCAGTAAATCCATCCATGACAGAGGTAACTCGACTCCAGGAAATGAATCTCAGGACATTAGGGACAGGAATCACTTTAGGGACTTTCAGGGCATTACTTGAAGGGGCCTTAAAAATGCCTGCCAAAATAGGGACAGGCGCTCGAGCATTAATTCAGACAAGAGGACAGGAGCCAAAAAGAAGACTGTCATTCCCATCTGAAGAAGAGGAAGAAAAACCCAAAAAGGGTCTAAATATAAATAAGAGAAAATAATGGATATCTCAGTTAAGATGGCCATAGAAATAGTAGAGAGGATAGGCTTTCCCATCTTAATCTGTATGTGGTTTATGTTCCGCAATGAGAAGAAGCAAAATAAGATATTAGAGATATTGGATGATATCTCTTCTCATTTGGAGGGAGAATAATGGACTGGGTAATAATAACTGTAATACTTGTCGTCATGCTTGCCTTCAATATAAAATGCGATTATCATTTTTACAAAAAAGCTAATCAATGCAAGAGTAGGATTACTAAACTTAAAAAAGGATAGGTAATGGTAAATTTAATTCAAAAGCAGACAATGGTCTGTAAAGAGACTTACGAAGTAGCGGTACTTTTCAAGGATGTAATGGATTCCATTACAGATGCCTTGAAAGACGGGAAGTTTGAGGCTCATGAAATCCCTAAGCCAATCGTGGCGGCCATGGGTAGACTTGATGCTGCTGTAAAAGACATCAAGGGAGTAGGGGCAGAATTCCAGGAGCATTCAGCTCTTGCTGTAAATTCCCTGACAGCTCCCCTTCTAGAAGCTGCTGACAATCTTATTCGAGTGCTAACTGGAAAAGAGGCCGTAGACGAGACTCTTTCTCTGGCCGCTGCAGATGCAGGCCTTGGGGCAGCAAAAAACGCCCCGACAGAAGGGCCAGCAGAGGTGCACTCTCTAGCTGCTTCTGCAGGACTTGGCACTGTGAAGGAAGTTGAGAAGCCTCAAAAGAAGAAAAAGAAAGCTGGTAAGAAAGTGGCAAAATCGAAAAAGAAGGGCAAGAAAAAAGCAGCTAAAAAGAAGGTAGCAAAAGCTGGAAAAAAGAAGAAAAAAGCCAAGAAAAGAAAAGTAGCTTAATTAAAGTGGCAGGTATTGAGAGCTTCCAGATTATCGCTAAACCAGAGGTAAATCTGGAAGATTTCTTCCAGCTCAATGCCTGCCTCTATGCTGTCTACATTGCTGTAGTCAACTATGCTGAAGAAAATAGTCTCCCAATATGTATTACTTCCATTGCAACTGACTTAGTCAAAAATAGGACATCTTGGACTCATGTAGAGTTTAGGGGGATGGACTTATCTATAGAGGGATGGAGTGAGCTGCATATTAACAGAGTATGCTTCCATATAAACGATAGATTTAAGGAATGGAAGACAGGAAAACTCGGGAAAAAGAAGGAGTGGACAGTGATAAAGTGCCATAAGGCAAAGAATGGTAAGCGTCATTTACATTTGCAGGTAAATAGACTTTCCAGTCTTAGCCCTGGTATAATATATTAAACTCATAATGAGGGCCCGAAAGGGAGTCTTAAGGAAGAGGCCGAGCAAAGTCCTCCTAGGGATAGCTCGTTAAGGAGAGTAAGTTGAGTTTAGAGGAAAAATATCTGAAAACCTACCCAGAAGAAAATGCCCTCATAAGTAAAGCAGCAGCAGATCCAGTCTCCTCAGTGAGTAATGCAATCGACTCCGTGGCCAGACTTGCTATGAAGATAATTGACAGAAGTCATACAATTCCTCAAAAAAAGAAAGATGAGTTTAAAGAGCTTTACTTTGAATATCTCAATGCCAAAAACCAAATGAAAAAAGAGGCAAGGGCAGGAGAGAATCCTTATGGAGATGTAATCCTGGAGCTTGCTGAACATGCTATAAAAAAGAAAAATGAATTTGCTAAATATTCTGACATATGGGCAAAAGAATTAGATGCCGAACCTCCTAATGAAAATTAACAATCACGACCATCCCTTGTACTCAACCTGGATGTCTATGAGAAATAGATGCAGTAATCCTAATAACTCAAGGTATGAAGATTGGGGAGGTAGAGGGATTAAGGTATGTAAAAGATGGGATGACTTCTCACTATTTGCAAAAGATATGGGAGAAAGACCTGAAGGCTGTACTCTTGATAGGATAGATAATTCAGGGGACTATACTCCTGAGAATTGTAAGTGGTCTACTTTTTCGGAGCAGTCAAATAATAAGCGAATTTTAGTTACAAATAAGTCTGGATACAATGGGGTCTGTTTTGTAAAAAAAAGTAGGAATTGGAATGCAAGAATCACAATTGAAGGTATTAGATATGAGATTGGCAGATTCGAGTCAGCCTTGTATGCTTATCTTCAATATTGCAAAGTATATCTTGAATGGTATGGATACTATCCAAAGGAATACAAATGGGCATGATTACTAGAATTTTTTTTATGTTATATCTTGTTTTTGCTGTATCTTGCGCTCACTCTTCAGGGGCCAAGCCTCCTTACAAAGATTTCCCAAATAGATCTATAGAGCAATCTCTTTGGAAATTTAAGGATGAGACTACCCTTCTTAAGAAGAAATGCCGTCACTGGAAAAGGGATAATACATGCCGAAAAAAAGACCAATATTTTGTAGAAATCCCTGTCAGTAAAGCTGCAGGACTTGATATGTACGTAATCGACCTCCAAACCCTAATCTATTTTCTAGATCAAATTTAAGGAATAAAAAATGGCCAAGAAGAAAGCAGCTAAAAAGAAGACTGTCCGTAAGCCTAAAGGTGAGAAGGTAATTCAAATCAAATGCGAAGGATCCGCTAAGCTTCCAATAGAGGCCATGACGATAATCCAGGGGAATCTAAAAGACCTTACGGAGAGTGCGTATGAAAAGCTTAGGTCTAGAATATTAGAAAAAGGATTCTCATTTCCTATCTTTATTTGGAGATGCAAAAAGAAGAATAATATTATTGATGGGACTCACAGAAAACTAGTCCTAGAGAAGCTAAAAGAAGAAGGATGGAAGATTCCTCCTATTCCTGTAGCTTATATCTCAGCAAAAAGCCTTAAAGAGGCAAAAGAAAAACTCTTAGAGGTCTCTTCCAGTTATGCAAAAGTCACTATGGAGGGATTTGATGAGTTTACTGCAGACCTAGAGCTAGAGGACTTTAAAGATAATATTGATCTACCTAACTTTAGGATTCCAGACTTGCCTCCTTTAAAAGAGTCAATCGAGGAAGATGAGGAGAGTGAAGAAGGAGATGAGGAATCTCCAAGCACAAGCAAGGCAAAAGTTATTCAGACCTGCCCTAATTGTGGGCATGAATTTCAATCTCCAAATAGCTAATGATAAAACTTCATAATGATTATTCTTGGAATGTCTTAAAGGAAATGAAAAAAAATTCCATTGACTCTATAGTAACTGACCCTCCTTATGGTTTAGGCTTTATGGGTAAGTCGTGGGATAAAGTCCTCCCTCCTCTTGAGGTATGGGAGGAATGTTATCGAGTGCTCAAGCCTGGAGGATTTCTTGTGGCCATGAGTGCATCCAGGACATTCCATAGATTATCAGTACAAGTAGAGGACTTAGGATTTATTGTGCATCCTATGGTCGGCTGGATTTATGGCTCAGGATTTCCAAAGGCCACAGACTTGTCTAAACAATTTGATAAGCAGGCAGGAGCCAAAAGAAAAGTAATAGGTAAAAAGGAATCTGGATGTTTTAGCTTAAAGGAGGAGTCTCGTCATACGATCGGAGCAAGCATTGCCAAGGAGGTTGATATCACTGTTCCATCAACCTCCTTGGCAAAAAAATGGGACGGCTGGAAATATGGATTACAGGCACTCAAGCCAGCTCTCGAGCCTATAGGAGTATTTCAAAAACCTCCATTGTCCCCAATGACTAAAAATGTAAAAAAGTATGGAGTGGGAGCAATGAATATTGATGAGTGCAGAGTCAGTACCGATGGGAAAGATAAAGAGAGACATTTAAGAGAGTGGGATAGAGTCCAGTCTAAGCAAAAAAAAGAAGGAATGTTCGAAAAATTGGGTGAGATTGATTTAAATGATTATGTAAAAGATTATGTAAAAGATGGAAGGCATCCTGCTAACTTAATTCATGACGGCTGTATGGCAGGAGAGAATTTTAGATATTTTAATGCTACTCCTTTCTTGTATTGCCCTAAGCCCAGCAAGAATGAGAGGAATAAGGGATTAGATTTTTTTGACCTTAAGGAATCTAATTACGGTAAAAACTTTTCTGGATCCGATAAAGGTACAATAAGTAATTCCAAGCATCCTAATCAAAATAGTCATCCCACAGTCAAGCCGATTAAATTGATGGAATGGTTAATTAAATTAGTGACTCCTCCAGAAGGGATTGTATTGGACCCATTTTTAGGGTCAGGGACTACTGGAATAGCAGCTAAGCAGAATAGATACTCTTTTATCGGTATAGAGAAAGATAAAGATTACTTTAAAATTGCTGAGGGAAGGATAAGCTCAATCCTTATTTAGTCACATCCCCAAAAGTAATATTATTGTTATTGGTAAAGTTAGCAGGCTTTCTGTTATCCTCTGCCTTTCTTAGGGATACATCCTCAGTAGGTCCAAAAGCAGTCACTCTCCCATCTTTGAATTTGACAGCATACCAAACCTCTTTACGGTCAAAGAGAGTCAATCCAAAGGTGATAACATGGACCATAATATGATTCTCTTTAGGGACAGACATTCCGTAATTGTAGAGAATGTATGGAGAGTCAGCAGATGTACTGTCTGGGTCTCCCAGCCTCTCAGTTACCTGGTCTTTGGTCATGCCTAAACTAATTTTATTTAGGTCTTTAGGGGTAGAGGCGCATGATACTGCCAGAAATAAAGATAAAATCAATACTTTCATAATATCCTCCTAGGTAGGATATTATACCATATAGCGTTATCTTTATATACTATAATTCCCGGGTATAAATAGGGTTTATTTAGTATTTACTTGCATTGCCTTATGTAGTACAGGATGTATATAAATCCGAGGAGTGCATAAATGTTTCAAAAATCTGAGATCTGGGATGTATGTGAGCATTGTGGGATAGAATTCGAAGGAATCATCCCATCATGTAAATGTTATGGTTTATCCCAGAAAGAGCTATTTGTTCTAAAAGAGCAAGAAAGGAAGAGAAGAGTTGAAAGGTCTAGAGTGGCGAAGGATAAGGGAATATCCTAATTATTTTGTGAGCAATAAAGGGGATGTCTATAGCCTTGGGTTTACAGCAGCTAAATCTAGGATTCTTAGGCCTGCTAAACTTAAAATAGGGTATTTGGCCGTAGTTCTATGGAGGGATGGGAAAAAGAGGACATCCTATATTCATAAGCTTGTAGCTGAGGCATTCTTACCAAAGAGAGAGTGCAGACAAGTAGCCAATCATATTGATGGAGATAAGCTTAATAACTGCTTTGAAAATTTAGAATGGGTTAGCTATTCAGGGAATATATCCCACGCCTACTATCATGGATTAAGAAATAAAAGGGCCAAAATAACTGGGAAAGAATATACAACTATAGATAGACTATTTTTTGAAGAAAATATGACCCCAAAAGAGATAGCAATAATTTACAATGTATCTGATACTACAGTAAGAGATGTCTTAAAAAGAAAGTTAAAAGGAAACCCTTTCCAAAGCCCACGATATATAGAATTAATACGCAATCGAATATTAGTCAGGAGGCAAAATGAACGACTTAGTAAACTCAGAAGTAAAAATTAACTCAGCAATAGAAAAAGCCCTCATGGTCGGGGATTTATCTAAGTTAAATGAAGTGGATCGGCTAAGCTATTTTAAAAACATTTGTACCTCTTTGGGCCTTAATCCCCTTACAAAACCTTTCCAGTATATCACTCTCCAGGGCAAGCTCACATTATATGCGACTAAGGCCTGCACAGACCAGTTAAGGAAGCTTCATGGAATATCCATAGAGATAAAAAATCAAAAGGTTGAGAATGGCCTATTTACAGTCACAGTGGAGGCTACAGATAAGCATGGCAGGAAAGATAGTGATTTGGGAGTCCTGCCTCTAGGCAATAAACAAGGAGATTATTTGGCCAATATAATTATGAAGACCGTCACTAAGGCCAAGAGAAGAGTGACCCTTTCTATCTGTGGGCTCGGCATGCTAGATGAGTCTGAGATAGAGTCTATCCCCAGGAATCAAGTTGAGATAATAGACAACCCTAAAGAGATAGAGCCTCCCTCTCCAGAAGTTGAGGCATGTACAGGCAAGATATTGGAGCATCTAGGATTTCTAACTCAAGGTAAGAATATCCAGGAGAAAGGAGAGTTTTTGCAGTTATGGACGGGAGTCAAAAAAGCCAACGACCTAAAGACTAAATCTCTCAATGAGCTTAAAGGGATAGAAGAAGCAGTCTACAAGGAAGTCAAAAAGAAATGGGATGAGTCAGAAATAGAAGAAGAAAACCCAGATACAAATTCAATGAAAGGAAAGACAGCTAAAGACTGCACTTTTAAGCTGCCTGAGGAGGATTGATGACAGTCACTACTTGGTATACATGCAATGGGTGTGGGAAAAGCTCATCTCACCAAGGGATAAAAAACGGATATGATGAGTTTTTTAATGTCATTAAAATCGACCTAACTAACTATATCGCCTTTAGTAGTGGATGGGTTCCAAGTCAAAACGAGATAGAGATACATTTCTGCAATGAATGCTACTCCAAGATACAGAAATCCTCTTTGAAGGTATCTACTGGAGAGAGTTTTCAGAAAATAGTTAGAGAAAATCTAAAAATAAAAGAAGAAAAAAATGATCTGCAAAGGAAGTTTGACTCATATAAGGCTAAGATAAGTGGAATCATTCAGGCCGGAATAAAAAAAGGATGATTAATGTACCCAGATAAGAAAGTAGAAGTAGGGGATTTGAATAAGAGACTTGCTGACTTATTTAAAGAGTATATGGCAATCCATCTAGACGTAAGTCGGAAAGAGTATGAAGAGATGGGAAGCTATGAATCTCTTGGACCCGATGCTATGTGTGGATTTATGATAAATACTCTAAATACAGTCATGCATGTCATATATAAGGAAAAAGCAAAAAAGAAGATTTTTAGAAGACAGATTTACAATAGCTTTATGAGATTGATGAGTCATAAAGGAAAAATAGTAATTGAAGGAATATAGTGGAAAAACTCCTTAGGATAGCAGTAGATATCCATACTCTTAAAGTTTATGGAAAAGCATTAACTCAAAAGATAAAAAAATCAGAATTTGAAAAAAGACTCAAAGTGGTCTATTTGAATGCCATTGTAGATATTGCCGATACGATAACTAATGACCATAAAACACAGCCTTTTAACTGCATTGGAGAGATATTAGGAGAGTTAGCAAAATTGGGAGTGATGGCAGAAAAAAAGATAAATAAGGACAGGAATGACTGTTATATGATTCCGAAAGGACTAGAGGAGTATATTAAATGATGGACGGAGTAAGTGAAGAATTAAAAAAGGCAATGACCCAGATTGATAAGATTATCAAAAGATTTGATATCAATGCCTGCATATTTTTAGCAGACGGAAAGGGTAACGGAGAGTTTAAGAATTATGCTGAAGAGCCTACATGGTCAATGATTCGATTCCTTTCTGATAAAGGAGATGGGAAGAGAAGAATGCATTTAAAATCCCACACGAAAACAAAGCCAGAAGAATCAAATAGGACAGTCAATTCTCTTTATGTACTTAGAGACATGGTAGGGCAAATGTTTTTAAGGGAAGATCAAATGATAAAAGAAATAGAAAAGAGGATAGAAATCCAAAAAGAAGAGGGAAAGATAATAAGCCATGAGGATTATCTTAGTGCCAAAGAAAAGAAGGATAAAAAATGAGTGATTTCTATATATGGATTTTTCTTTTTGTTCTGAGACTTGTAATGATGCCTTCTGTGAAGAGTTTTTGGAGGCATCAAATGAGCAGGATTGATGAGTGGTCTTACCATGTAGGAATTCTTCTGGGAATGTCCAGCCTAGGTGAGATTAGAGGCTATCACTCAGATAGGAGTGGGCCAGAAGAGGCAAAAAAGAAGCTTGAGGCATTAGACTTTGCCTTGAAAGATATCGCAGAAGATTTTTATAAACCCTCTCCAGAATATGTGCTACATTGCAAATCAAGGGAGTAGCTCAGTGGTAGAGCATCGGGTTTTGATCCCGAGGGTCGCTGGTTCGAATCCTGCCTTCCTTGCCATAGAGGTATAGAGTGACTCCTTTCAAAAATAAGCATCAAAAAATCAAAATCCCAGAATTCATAGCTGTAGGAGATATAGCAGGAAGATTTGATGAGCTTATGAATCTTATCGAGAAAGCTCCAGATGTCCCATTAATCTCACTTGGAGATACAAATGATAGAGGTCCTAAATCTAAAGAGGTACATGAGTACCTAATGAGCAGAGAGGATTCATATACTATTTTTGGTAATCATGAGCATATGTTTTATGATTTTTACCGTCCTTTAGGCAGCCGAGGCTTTTATGATAGAGAGCTTTGGAAGGCCTTCAATGGAGGGATAAATACTCGCTGGTCTTATGGAGAAATGCCTTTCTATTTGAATGACTCTGGAGCTTTTGAAAAAGGCCCTATCGGAGTCGATATGGAAGCAGTAAATAAGACGCTGGATTGGTTTGAGACTCTCCCATGGATAATTGAGACAGAGGATTGCTATCTTTCCCATGCTGCTCTTTTCAAAGACCTATCAATTGATAGATGCCTAAACGAGGGAAAGTGGGCAGGAGATAGTTACAGGATGGGTACATCAATTCTATGGAATTATCCTTCTTTTCCAAAAGAGAGAGAAAAATTTCAGATCCATGGACATCATGCAAATGATACTCCTGTCTGGTATGGAGAGAAAGATTCTAGATGGGGCGTGGATCTGGATACATCAAGAGCTGGAGTACTTACTGGAATGCACTGGCCATCAAAAGAAATTTTCATATCTGAATATATCTCATAAGGCCTATGCTTCGTGGCCTAAGATTTCTCTGGCCATCCAAAAATAAATCCTTTTAAATCTTAGAAATTAAAAAAAAAGCCCCGACTCATAATCAGGGCTTTTTTGATATCTTTTATGTGAGTGAAGCACAATAAAGATGGACATGAATACCCATCTATTTACCACTCACATTCAAGAAATCAAGCAAAATTTACTAGAAGAAAAGATTTAATAAAGGGCCTAGGGGGCAAGGGATACTGCCTATAGGGAAGCAATGAGGCCCATGCGAACCTTACAATGTATCTGGCCGATGTGCGATGAGCGACAGGTATTGTCGTATTATAAACTGCGTATCGTTCGACCACTCCAGAAGTCCACGGAAAGACTGCTGCGAAGCAGACAAGGAATGAGGGCATACACCCGTATAGGAGTGCGAGGAGACCAGCTCGTAGATAACAGGAATAGCTTAAGGTTTGAAAAATTCAAACTGCTTTCCTAGGCTGGATGGCCTTCTATGCTCAAAGCTCAAGGTATTGCGAGTAGTTAAGTATTTACAAACGTAATACAACCCATATATAATGATTTTGAGAGGACAGCTCAATCGGTGAGAGCACTGGCCCCACCAGCTAGAGGTTTGTTGGTTCGAATCCAACCCTCTCAATATTTCAAATGGAGAATTAAGATGGGAATGGCACTTGCCAATAAAATTAAAACAAATCTCTGCAAAGTTAAGAAGAAGAAAAAGAAGAGGACTATTTCCACCAGAATAGATCCAGATGTCCTAGAGTCTCTTGATAAGAGATGTAAAAGGGATGGATTGATAAGATCTGCAGTAATTGAAGAGCTGGCCAGGGAATATGTAGCATCATAGATGATTAAAGTAGTCGATTTATTTTTTCCTAAGAGCAGGAAGACATGGGAAAACTTCACAGAGCTGAAAAACCATGGCGCACATTACAATAGAGCAAGAGAAGGATTGATAATAAGAGGGTTAAGAGAAGACAGTGACCTTTTTTCATTATTTAAAAATCTGAAGCTTAAATTCAGAAAGGAGAATGCCCGTGAAGTAGTGCCTAGAAAGGAATATCATCCTTATAAAGATGACTGATGAAAATGTAATGCAGGCCTGGATTCTTCTGGGCCTCTTAATTTTAATATATACATTCCATAATCTTAAACGTAATATTTTCCAGAATGACAAATCAAACCCTTTTGGAGGCCGCAATGATTAACAGCTTAGTCAGTATTATTTCTATCCTATTCCTAGTCTTAGCTCTAGGAGGATGCGCTTCTAAAGCTAAACAAGTTGACATGGAGAATATTGGTATGGAAAAGAAGCTCAAAGAAGATCCCGAGACAATTGGAATGATATTCTTCTCTACAGGAGATTCTGAAGTCCATGAAAGATTCATATACACGCTAAGGAATGCCATTGATGCTGCGAAAGCTAACCCACATGTAATTATCAGTTTGGTCGGACATAGTGATGCTAGAGGAGATACTCCTCTCAATTATAAGCTATCAGAAGACAGAGCAGTAAGCGTAAGGGGAAAACTCATGAACATGGGCCTAGAATCCCACAGGATTGAAATTAACAGCATAGGCAACGCTATTCCACTAGATCCAGGTCAAGGACATTCTCCATGGGCAAGGAATAGGAGAGTAGATATCAGGATCAAGTACTAAATGACTCCCTCAATCGCAATCTGCTTAGCTGTAGCGTATTTTGCTGCTATCTATCTAGGTGTCTGGATGGAAAGATTTTCCTGGCTTGCCAGAGGCGATGGACAATCCCCTCATAAGTGCGGAGATAAATTCTACTACATTATTGAAGAAAAAGAATTCGTAAAAATTTATACAAAAAGGAGATTATATGAAGATAGTAAATCTAAAAGGACAATGGGCAATTAGATCTAAGTATGCTGCAGTCGAGACTCTCAATGATGATACAAATGAGATGGAGACTAAATTATTCAAGAAATTCCTAGACTCTCCCATATTTATCGCAAAGATTAAAAATGATATAGTCTACTTCTTTGAAGGTGACGATAAAGTCCTTACCGAAGAAGAAGCTACTAAAGCAAAGCACTTTCCTAAAGCATTTTACGATGACTCAAACTGGCAGAGATACGAGGGATTTATTGGAGAGGCACCTATCCCAGAAGGATATCAGATAATGCTCAATTGCCCTAAGACTACCAAAAAGGTCCCTCAGGAGAGTGAAGAAGGAGTAAGAGACCCTCAAGTAGGTATCCAGACTCGATAGGTATGAATAGAGCACAGAGGAGGCTCTCTGGCCGAGAAGGTAGGAGGGTACAAAAATTGCCATTCAACGAATTTTCAGATGTGACTCAAGAATCTAGAAGAAAGAGCTTGGCGCTGGGAGGCAATCCCAACTTTAGGGCAGATAGAGTCTGGCAAAATAATAAATATATCGTTCAAGTCTTTTACAATTGTGTCAGGAAAGAAAATATCTATACTAAAGTAATGGTACGTAGATCCGATTCCAAGCCTATTTGCTCATGGTCGGACTTATTTAGAATTAAAAATGAGCTATTTGGGGAAGAGGTAGATGCCATACAATTTCTTCCTAGAAAATCAGAGCTTACCGATGTAGCTAATCTATATTGGTTTTGGATTGAGAATGGGTAATTGCAGATGTGTATATGATAACAATGGGAAGTTATTATTTAGGTGCGACTCATGCAAAAGAAATGGAGTTCGATAATGTCTTTTTATAATTACTGTATTGAAAATAACCTGAGGGCCTTACATGCTATTGGATCTCCTACTCTTAAGCACATGGAGAGACTTTATATTGCAAAAGAGTCTGAGCTAGGACAAAAGGCCCAGGAGATATATCAACTAAAAGAAGAGATTGAAGATTTGAAAAGGGAGAGAGATGGATTATTACGAGATGCTAGGAATAGCGAAAGATGCGACCCAGAAGGAGATAAAAGCAGCTTACCGGAAATTGTCGAAGATCCATCATCCAGACAAGGATGGGAGCCCGAAAGTGATGGGACAGGTAAACGAAGCTTACCGGATACTCTCAGATTCTAAAAAGAGAAAAGATTACGATGACGGCAAGCCTGAAGAGGTAGAGGAAAATAAGGCAAGAGGTCTTGTCATGAAAGTCTTCTCAGATGTCTACCCTAAATTTATTGAGGATCCTAAAAAGAATAATATCTTAAAGATGGTTAGAGAATTGCTTATGGACCAGGTGACTAGAGCGATAGAAGGGATAGAAGCGTCAAATAAAATGATAGAAAATACTGAGGAGAGTTTAAAAAGGCTCGAAGATTCTCCTTTACTGGAGGGCGCTCTCCAAACCACAATAAACCAATTGAATAATGAGAAAATCCGCTGGGATGAGGACAAGGAAGAGGCCGAGGAGGCATTGGGATTGATTGAGGATGGAAAATATAAGATAGACAGAGAGGCTTCTCTATCTGACTTCGGTGCGCAAGACAGTCAGGTAAGGGGAGGAGTGTTTGGAAAGAGGTATTTCTAATGAGGCTTTTGTTAACGATTGTTGCTGCTTTTTTTGGAGGAGTTTTCCTTTATGATACTCCAAAAGAGACAATTCTCGGAATGTCGCTATTGTGTGTGGCTACATCCCTTCTTATGAGAGGATTGGAGGAGATATGGAAATGAAATATGAGAAGCTTAAAAAAACAGAATTGATTAAGCTTGTTAAGTATGAACAGGGGATGACTGCTAAGCTAGAAAAAACTGTCCAGAAAGTACAAGATAAAGCTGAGCAGAATTTTGACAAGCTTCATAAAGCAGAAAGAAGGCAAAACACAATCTATAAAGAGATTGAGAAATATAGTAAGAATCTAGGGCTTGAAAATTCCGCAGATGACCTTATCAAGGCATGCTTAAACTGGAAAAATGAAATTGATGGAGTAAATTAATATTAACCAAGGGAGTCAGTTATGAAAAAATTAATCTTTATTTTATTAGCATTTGCTTTTGCCTTACCTCAGGCCCATTCCACTCTTACCAAGGATACTGTCTCAATTGCTGTCACAGCAGAGGCAGATGTAGATTCTACTGCTGCTGAAGAGTCTATAAATATCCTAGACCAGGATACTTTGATTACCTCAGTAGCATTCACTTCTGGAGGGACGACAGTGACTCTTACAAATGCTGCAAATGTCGTCACTATTTCAGACGGGTCTAATTCGACTACGATAGCCGATACCAATTTTACAGGTATAGCTGCCACGGTAATAGCCTATCTCGCACTATAGATGGTTAATGGCTTAGATTATTGGTGGAAAAGAAATAAAAAGACCACTCGTTATTTTAAGAGAATTACCTCTATGAAGAGAAAGATTATTCTATCTTTAATTAAGAGGATAAGAGTCCTTATTCAGGAAAGAGACAATTATAAAGCGGCATATGAGAAGGCTTTTCAGAATATGATAGCTGCTAAAAATGGCAGAAGGTCGAAAGTCAGAGCCGCATTTGATTCCAGGAAATCTCGCAATAATAGGTACTCTATGAGAGCGTTTGCAAGAGATTTGGACATAGATGTGGCGGCTTTATCCAGAGTCTTAAGTGGGCAGAGTAGCTTTAGCCAAAGAACGTGGGACAAAATCAAAGGACATCTAATTGACTGTAATTAAGTTTGAATTACCAAGCCTCCCAAAACTGCTTAATAAGTCTCTCAGGACTTATTATAAGAAAAGAAATAATGAGAATGCCAAATGGTACTCGGACATAAAGATAGTTGTAGGAAGAAAGAGGCCCAAAAAACCCTTTAAAAAATTTACTTTAAAGCTGATAAGGTATTCAAGCCAAGTCCCGGATTATGATGGGCTAGTAGGTTCGTTTAAGCCAATTGTAGACGGGTTAATTCAAGCAGGTGTTATTGAGGATGACAGCTACAGCATGTCAGGCCCATGGATAGTAAAGTGGGAGAAGATATCTCCTAAAAAAGGAAAGATTAAGGTTGAAGTCATTGGAGAAGATTGATTCTTTTATAGACAGGAGCATAGGACTCTTTTGCGTGGCCTTTGGGTATGCCGTATGCCTATTGTTAATCATTCCGATATTTAGGCATTTGGCCCTACTGGTAATTGACTTCTATCATCCTTACTTGGAGGGATTCAGATGAGTGATTTATACAAGTTTTTTATTGAATTCTGGCAAGTACATGTAGGACTAAGTCTTATTGCAGCAGGGTCATTCTTAATCTCAATATGGATATCTAAATAGTGGAAGTAGAGCTAGGGAAGAGATTAATTTGGGTCAGGGAGCGCCTCTCTTTGAATTTAAAGGAAGTTAGTGACGGAGTCGACATCCCTTTGACTACTTATTGGAATAGGGAGAATGGAAGGCCATCAAGGAAAGGAGCATCTCTAGAGATTTTTAAGATACTCAGATTTTATTCTCGGTTATGGGCCCATAAATTTAAAGTCCATTTTCCAGTTTATGACGGAGAAGAAGTTAAGGAGATTAATGCAGAGTTTATTTTATTCGGTAAGAGTGCTACACTGAGCAATGCAAGCAAATACATAGAATTGATCGAAGAAGATTTTAGGGCCAGGGAGATTGAGTATGTTAACTATATTCAAGAATTAGAGGCAAAACTGTATGGGAAGGAAGAAAGAGAAAGGGCCAGCAGTAGTTAATTGGGACAAGCTCGAAGCATACTGCCAATATGACATAAGTTTGAGGACAGCAGCATCTATGCTGGATATGAGCTATGATACTCTCCGCAGAAGAATCCTGGAAAAATATAATATCTCTTGGGGCGATTATAAAAAGCAATTTCTTGACCAAATGGCATTCAGGCTCAAGAATAAAGCATTAACTATGGCACTCTCTGGAGATAGGACTATGCTAATATTCAGCCTTAAGAATATGGCAGGCTGGTCTGACAAAACAGAGACTACGCATAAGGCAGAAAGCATCGAAGATTTAGTACAAAAATCAAAGCAAGAAGATAAAAAACCTAAACTTATCCAGGGAGGAAAAAAATGAATCTTAGTCAAATGAAGGAAATTGCCAGGTCTAACGGAATTGAATTCCATAATAATGCCACGGCAAAAAAAATGAGGGAGGTACTTGAGGAGCATAATATCCCTATACCTGAGACAGATTTGATTAATGAGAAAGTAAATAATTACAGTGATAATATCCCTCCTGCAGGAGAGGCAGGAATGGATATGGACAGTGGTCATATATCTGGAGGAATTATCCCTGAGCACCATCCAGAAAATTATAACCCGAATGCAGACACAGTAGAGATGGACTTCGATGAGGAAGAGGATGACGATGATTATGTAGATCCATCTTACCAAGTAAGGCCTGCTAGACAGAAAAATGGGCTCATGGAAAAATTCAAGTGGTTTATGAAGCAATATAGGGAAGTGACTAGAAGAAAAAAAGACCCTATGAGAGAGGCAAATCTCAATATCCTCCATAAGGAAAAGGAAGTTATTAAAGCAAAGGCCATCAAGCAAGGTAACTCTCAAGTTTACAGGAAAATGCTTGAATGGGAGAGGTCTAGAAGGCTAATTAAAGTCGTGGATGAGTATGCTCTAAATGAGATGGAGTCTGCAGAAATTAATGATATCTGTGTATGCTTCAATCAAATGGTATCTGGTCGAAAAGTAAAATTGGGCCAAGAATGTAGATATCGATATTATTTTGATGATAGCAGGCAGGATGACGTCTATATGGTCTACGTTGAGAGGACTATAGAGCCAGAGGAGCAGATAGCTCCGACTTTAGAGAGAAAGCTTAGAATGGGATTTGTCCCTGAGCCAAAAGACTATGCTGAGCCTAAGACTCTCATTCATAGCTTTACTTTGGTAGCCACAGAGTTTGATAGACATTTTAAAATCCAGGATTAGTCATGAGTTTTTTAGATGGGAATAAGGAGGATGGTAAGCACTATTGGCTTACTCCTCCCGAGTTAATGAAAGATTTGAATCAAGAATTCCATTTCGACTATGACCCCTGCCCATATCCCTTGCCTGAAGGGTATAATGGACTCATATCAGATTGGGGGCTATCTAATTGGGTCAATCCTCCATTTGGGTCATTTCTCATGGATGGAAAGAAGAAAGGACCCACTGCTTGGGCCAGGAAATGCATTGAGGAATACAAGCAAGGTAAAAAAGTAGTGATGGTTTATCCAATTGATAAGTGGGTCCTAATGCTTCTTGAGCATGCTTCTGAGGTAAGAAATCTTAAAGATGTCAAGTGGCATGCAATTGAAGATGGATCTCGAGGCAAAGGACTAGGGAGACATATAGCCTGTTTTGTTTTAGATCCATCCAAAAAATAAGGTAGGTATGCCTTGCAGGAGATATTTAATTATTATTTCTATGCAAGGCACTTCCTAAAAATCCAGACTAAGATAAGTGGTATCCAGCCTCTCCATCTTAGGAAATATCAAATTAAATTTATTCAATTCTGCCAGAGCATAAAAGGGCCTGTAAGAGTAATTATAGTAAAGCCTAGGCAGGCAGGATTCTCTACCATTGTCTCCTCCTGGTTTTTTCACATGATGGCCACAGACTCAAACTTTAAAGGATTGGGGATGGCAGATAAGAGTGATAGGACTCTATCTATCAGGAAGATATATTCTTTCTTTCTCCAGCAGCTCCCTCCTGCTTTAATTCCGATGATAGCTAAGAATAATACAAAAGAGATTGAATTTGATAATCCAGACTTTAATGCCAGATTGACTAATCCAGGTCTAGCTTCTGGGATTAAGTTTGAGACTGCTCTGGATCCGAATGCTGGACGGTCAGAGTCCAGGAAATTTGCCCATCTATCTGAGAATGCCTTTTATCTTTATTATACTGAGATTGATGACGGGGTCCAAAACTCAATACCTTTAGTAGATGGGACATTCATTGCCAAAGAGTCCACGGCCAATGGAAGAGCAGGTACAGGCAGGCCTTTTTATCTTCTTTATAATGCAGCTAAGAGGAATGAGACTATCTATAAGCCTTTTTTTGTGGCCTGGTATGAGGTAGATGACTATGCCATTAATCCATTAAAAAAGCCTGCATTGACTAAATACGAGAAGGAGATAATGAAGCAATATCCTCTCACTCTGCAGAATTTGATGTGGCGTAGGCTTAAAATTATGGAATACTTGAATGATGAGGAGGAGTGCTACTTGACACCTGAAGAGAGATTTAAGCAAGATTTTCCTTTGTCAGATGAGGAAGCATTCCTCCATACAGGACAGCCTGTCTTCCCTCATGAGGTAGTAAATAAACTAATTAGCAGTCTGACCAACTTTAGGCCTAACGACATAAAAGACCGACTGAAAATAGACGACCAAGTGCTCAGACAATTCTGGGACCAATTATCTATCTATACGCCACAGAGAAAAGGAAAGACATATTTTATCGGGGCAGATGTGGCAGAAGGGCTTGCTCAAGGAGATAGCTCCTCTGCTTATGTAATGGACCAGGACTACGTCCAGGTAGCTAAATGGCATGGGAAGATAGATCCAGATATGTTTGGTCACTTATTGATTGCTTTAGGGATGCTTTATAATGACGCACTCCTAGTAATTGAGAATAATAATATGGGCCATACTACGATAACCACGGTCAAGAATAACTATTATCCAAGAATTTTCTCCCAAACTGTAGAGGATAAGAGGACTAAGAAAAAGAGCACCAGGCTTGGCTGGATGACTACAGGCCCATCAAAGAATGACATGATAAACGAGGGAATAGCTCGGCTTAGAGATGGGAATTCCAAAATCCTAGATATTGCTCTCCCTACTCAAATGTCTACAGTGACCAGAGGAGAGAATGGAATAGTAGAGGTTAATGGGAAAGATAGAGTCGTTGCATATTGTCTGGCCTGTATAGGTCGAGCGCAGTACAGTACGTCCATACGAAGAGGTAATAACAGGAGGCCATTAGCTGGCCGTATAACTACGGGACAGAGCGCACATGACCGGTGGGCAAGGCAAAACAAAAAGGGAAGCCAGGATATTTTTGATTGATGGAAAAAATAGCAGATAAATTCACTACAATCATGCAGCAAGCTCAACATGACCGCCATTTCCAAGATGCATGGAGGACTTATACAGTCATGATAGAGGATATTGGATTCTTCTTCTTCTGTGGGGGTCTAATGTTTATTGCGCTGGGAATATTTTTTATCATGAAGATTCTAAAGGTTTTTAAATGAATAAGGAGATACTCCAAAGGATTTTCCATGAGCATCACTTCCAGAAGATGTGGAGAGAATTCCTAGCAATAGGAGAGAATATCGGTTTTTTCTTTAATTGCGGGGGCTTTTGTTTCATAGTTATAGGAGTATATTTTATTACGATTACGCTTAAAAAAGGGAATGACTTATGAGAAATCTGCTCTATTTATTACTTGCTCTTTCTATGTACGCCACATCTGCTTACTCCAAGCCTCAGGTGGATGCTATAAATGACATGAGGGATATTATCGTCAAATCTCCCATGGAGATAGCAGCAGGGAATGTGCCAAGTCACTCATTTATCCATAAGTTTGGAGAAGCTGGAGACATTGATACTGCTGACGGGGTTGTCGATATATGGGACGGAGCTACAGATACAATAGCAGGATTCACTAAGACTCCGACCTATACTTATTCGACAACCGCAGATATTGATAGCATATCTAGCTCCGACAATAGCGATACCGTAGATATCGAAATACAAGGTTTAGATAGTGATTGGAATTTAGTAAATCAAACGATTACACTCACAGGACAAACAAGAGCGGCATTAACAACTAATTTAATAAGAGTCTTTAGGGTCAAAAATGTAGGAGCAACGGCTTTGGCAGGAAATGTCTTTGTTTATAAAAACGGTGGTTTGACAGCAGGAGTGCCAGATACAGAAGCTGACGTAAGAGCAATTATGCAGATAGGGAATGAACAAACACTTATGAATCTATATACTATCCCTAATGGTAAGTCTGGGTATCTTTGTAGGTTTTCTGCTTCTATGAGCAGGAGGGCAACGCAAAACTCTAACATTGAAATGAGGTTCAGGCAAAACGGAGGAGTTTTTCAGCTTAAAAATAGACAGTCAGTAATGGCAGCAGGTACCAGTCATGAGAATCATGCATATGCAATACCTGAGTCTGGCTTGCCAGAGAAAACAGATATTGCGCTAAGAGCCGATTCAAGTGCAAATAATGGAGCTATCTCAGGTAGCTTCGATATCGTATTAGTTGATGATTAAACAGGAGAGTTATATGAAATTTTTATTATTGTTTTTAGTCCCATTTTCGTTAATGGCAGAAATGCCAGTAGTTTTTAAAAAAGGGATGATAATCAATTGTCCTATTACCATGAAGCCTATCTATAAGTTTGTAAAAACTCTCCGAGAAGGAGACTCGGTAAGCTCAGACAGATTGATAGATTTGGAGACAGGGAAAAAACCTCTTCCAGATGAGCCTTTTAAATGTGACTCTGTCATTATTGGCTGGTCAGGAGTCTGTATATTCTCTAATCAGGGATGGAGGCCAAAGAAATGCCAAAAGCTGATTAGAGCTACCTATTCGTTTGTACCCATCATAGACCGTCCTCAAAGGTAAGTAATGGATTGGACGGAATTTGATATCCTCAGGTTTTTAATCTGCCTCATAGGTGTGATTATCTTAATAGCTCAGTTTTTCTTTTACCACATGCTGAGAGATAGTATTACTCATGAAGTACTAGACTGCCTTTGCAAGCAAAAGACAGGGCTAGAGAAGAGAATGAATCTGAATCATAATAATTGCCTAGCTTATATCCATAGGTCTTTTACAGAATTCGGAGAAAAAGGAGAGGTAGGGCCTCCATCCACTGTCAAAGTAAATAAAAAATTAAAAGGCCATTCCTATTTTCCGTCCAAGGATCCAGATGTCATCGGGAAAGGTGATTTAGTGGATGAGTGGGAATAATGCAAGAGAATTTTAAATGGAAAGAAAGAGATTATAGGATAGAGAGGGGGCATGCTTCTGCTCTCAGGAAGGCTTGGAAGAAAAACAGTAAAAGAGTCTTATATAAAGGTCAGGAGTTTGAGAGTATCAGAGCATTTTCTAAGCATTTGGGTATTTCTTATACTAAAGCAGTAGGAATGGTAAAAGATGGGAAGGCCAAGAAGATTCCCAGTTAGGAGATGTTTTGGAGTAAATCTTGGCCAGCTTCTTTGACTTCAGACCTTTCCTTGTCATCCATGGCACTGAATGTCCGGCTTCCCTCATGTACCATTGATTCTGCTGTGGCCTTCAAATGTTTATCGTCTTTATGGAGGTTTTTGAGGTATTCAGCTTCTCTATCAGAGAATTTATCCTCTTTGTCTAAGATGTCGTAAATCTTTTTCAATCTCTTGTCATTAAAGTATTGAGTCCTGGAGAATCCCTCTTCCTCGGGTAAATCTTCATATCCTACCTCTTGGAGTCCCATTATCTTTAAATGGGCCTTGTATTCTGAATAAGTAGCGCAATGCTTTCTAATATTTCTTTGGAATCCCGGGCTAAACCCGTCCTTTGCTGTCATGCTTGACTTAACTACTATCATTTTCGGGAAGCCACACTGGAAGCAGGATATTCCAGGAACAGCTCCATACTGGAGCCTTTCGAATTCCAGCTTGGGCCAATATCTTAAAAATTCTTGATTGCATTTCGGATTACGACATTTGAGCCGATATGATTTTGACATGAATGAAGTCTAATATTGTACTTCATTTTATTAAGAGATTTTCCGGTAACGGAAAAAGAAAGAGTATTCCTGTCTATTGCATTTAGACTATTGCCATGGCAGAAAATAACTCCGCATCAAAAGCTATCGTCAAGAAGGATGAGCAAGACCCTAAAAAGCTCACAGATGATGTCCATAAGCCTCTAAAGAGGTATAGGAAGCAATTTGAGCCTGGCTGGACTAGGGAAGAATCAGCTTACTATGGAGATATCTGGAGGAATAGAAATCAATTCCGACCATACGAAAATACTATTTTTGAGATTATAGAGGGAGCGGTCCCTATCCTGA